TCTCATCGAATGCCCTTTGAAATCGCTTTTTCTCATATGCAAGCATGCCTTCCATTTCATTCTTAAGCTTTTTATCTTTAGATTTTTCAACTAACTCATTCTGAGCGTCTATCTCTTCTAAAAAATTGGCATTGGCTAAAGAATCTATTTTTTGAATATGGTTCAGGATATCATCAATCCCATAATCTCTTTGCTTACCGTTCGGCCCCCAGGTGTCAGTTATGGCAAAGACATATTCCCTGCTATAACTTAAGTTTAAAAGCCTGTATTCAGGAGAATCAATCACAGGCACAAAGCGTTTTGAGTGCTTAAAAACACACAATACGCCATCAACATTACGCTCCACAAATAAATCTGGATCGTACCGTTTTAATGCCTTTTCATAAGACTTTGCATACAAGCTCAAAACAATTACTCCTTATGGCGAAACGTATTCAGTCAATACCGCGCTGCCAGCAGCTTTAGCATTGAACAAATTAGCGAAGAAACGGATGCGCACTTCGAGCTGATCGTTTTCAGCTGCGGCAATGTACATGCTGCCGGTTTCGTCGGCAAAAGCCATCTCAGCCAAAACGTATTTCTCGATTTGCTTCTCTGGAAGCATGAAAATGCGAGTTGGACAATCTTTGTCAGCAACCCAAGCTTTTCCGTTGAACTCGAGATAATTCTTCTCAAGATCAGAGAATCCGCCATCGCCTTTTACTGTATTTACATAACGCTTATCAGCGGCAAGAAGCTTCTGATAGTAAGAGCGAGATGTAAAATCAGAGTAGATTGCGTTGATTCCACGTCCACCGCGACGAGAAGCCTCGTCTTCAGCTTGTTGCAAGTAAGCCAAGCTCAATGGCTGACCAACTCCACCAGTAGCTCCAGTAGATGTACAGAAAACTACGTTACCTTGAGTTTGAACGTAAGTTGCACGGTCGATGTTGAAAACTGTAGAAGTTCCACCATCTAACTGAGTCAAAATACCATCAATCTCTTGTCCGTAGCTTCCAGCTCTAACGAAAACATCGCCCGCAGTAGCAGATACAGCAACGTTGAAAACAACAGTTGCAGTTGTGCTAGCAGCAGTACCAGTAGTGATAGAAGAAATGGTAACGCCAGACTGAACCAATGCACCAGCTGAAGTGTAGATGTCATATGTTCCACCAACATCAACAAACTTAAGAGCGGGCTCAGTAGACTCACGACCTTTGATAACAACAGAAGTAGATGCAACTACAGTTGTGTTAACTTTCGCGAGAGTGCCGTTACCGTTCCAAGACAACTGTCGGTTAACATCAGACTTTAGATCTTCATAGCCCATTTCTAATTCATAAGAAGCAGATCGAACAAACGATCCAACATCTGATTTAGAAGCTTCGATCATTGGGCCAGTGATACCAAACCGTAAATAGTTGAAACATGCAGGAATCAACGCTTGTACGGTAGTCTGGCGACCGATTTGTGGAAGATTTCCACCATCAGAAGTTGCGCCAATACCCTGGTTACGAGAAACGCGCAATGGGCGAACCACTTGATATCCGCTCCAGTTGTACTTTCCTTTTTCAGATCCACGCCAGATGGGTAGGTCTTCGCTAAACTGATCTACGATAGGACCTTGGTAGAAATTTTTCAATTCTGCCAAGCCGGACGTAATGCCCTGATATAAATTGCTCATTTTTATTCCTTTACTCTAGTTATTTTAGCCCACGCTCACGAAGCGATGCGATCAACGCCTCTTGCGCCTGAGCAAAGGTCTTCGGCTTTACAGGAGCTGAACCCGGAGTTGATCCTCCCGCGCCCATGTCTTTACCTTTTTGACCTTGATTAAGTTGGTTCTTCAGCTTGGCTTGATAAAACTTGTCAGCCCGAGATGTGACGCGCTCATGATCCTCACGGACCAATCTTTCCCATACCGCATCAGTAAGCTTGCCGCCTTTATTCAAGAGCTTTTCTGCTTCAAACAATACCTTATCCTGGTCTGCCAATTCATACTTTTTAAGTAGATTTGGAAGAATGGCATCGATCTTGGCAGAGGCAGCTGCGACATCGGCTTGATAAGCCTTTTCTTCAAACTGTCGCAAACGCTGTTCGTATGCAGTTAGTTTTTCGCCAATCTCTCTAGGCAATTGATGACTTGTCTCACCAGAATCCTGTGCAGATCGCTGACTAGAGCCCAAGTATTTATCGAGAATCTTGTGAAAGCGTTCTGGATAAACTTGTTTAAACTCGTCGGCGCGTGCCGGGTTCTTTAACACCTTTTCTATATCGTGTTCGACGTTCGCCCAGTAGCGTTGGTCTTCTTCAATATATTTAGATGCTTCGCCATATCTTTGATATCCCTGCTGAATTTCAGCAAGTTGACTTGGTGTATACGTTTCACCCTGAAACTTGAATGAAGAGACGCTGTCGAGATCTAAGATCTCTTGCTGCGTCTGCGCAGACGACATGTCGCCCGTGCTTTCAGTGTTTCCCGCACCCACGCTATCATTTTCAATCATTTAATTACTCCCTTTTCTTTTAATTTTTGAGCCATCGCCATCTTAGCCCTATCGCCAAGACCACGAGGCTTTACATTTCCTTCAGCTTTTCTTAAAGAATCTCTGTCTATCATGGATAATGCGACTTCATCAGATTCGCTCTCGGGCATTTCTTGCTCACTCATCGCCCTCTTTTCAATCATCTTTTTCTCTGCGTCTGTAGGTCCACCTTTTTCAATTTCAATCTCAATTTTAGATGGCTCCTGTTGCGATCCGCCAAGTAACGCAAGCAATTCCTGCTTTTGGCCTTCATCTAGCGAGTCAACAAGACTTTTCATCTCACCGCCAGCCTGAGGCTTGCCTTCCATGGCCTCTTTGCCGTCCATTGCGCCTGCACCACGTTTTGATCTGATAGCCGATAACATCGAATCCATGATTATTATTCTCCTTCAATAATTTGTTGTTCTAATCCACTGGCCGATTGCTCACCTAGCAATTGAGCCTCTTCCTCTTGAGCTGCCGTTGTCGGAACTAAATTAGGATCTTGATTTGGATCCTCGGCAACCTGAGGCTGTGTCATCTCTTGAATGAATTCTAGATGATCATTCATAACCTCAATAACAAGCTGCTGCTTATCTGGAGATAGTTTTAAAAACTTCTCTCCAATTCGATAATCATCAAGCGTTTGCATCCATAAAGCATGATCATCAAACTCAGAGACCGGAGGCTTAATCCCTTGCTCTTCAATCATAGCAAGTCCACGTTGAATTTGAGCCATCCGCAATGATCTGCGCTCCCAGGCCTGATACTCATCCCCAAACTCAAGCATGCTCATTACGTTTTGCTGAACTAATTGGTCTGCCGGATTTCCAAAAAGCCCACGCTCATAAAGATTTAAAATCTCTTGGCGCTTAAGGACCTTAGATCCTGGCAATGTGCTACCGCGAACTACGCAAACATCGTAATTCTCTTTTATATCATCGCCCTTATATTTCTTAACGGCGTATTCAGAATTGTTGCCAGTGATTTTAAGAAGTCTCTCAGTCACGTAATATTGACCTACAAACTTAAGCAGCATTCGGCCTAAATCAGCGTATGCATACTCATGTTGCTCAGTCTCAACGCCGATTCGCGTATCATCTTGCTCAACAAGTAACTGCATACCAATGGCAGGAATAGACGCAGACGGCATCTGGCCACGAGACGCTTCGTTAATCCCTGCCGTATCGTTTATGTCATTCTTTAATGTTTCCTCATCTTGATAGGCGTATTGAGGAATACTTGGCAAATCTAAAGCCTTTGGTTCAGGCATTCCAGATACGTGGTCATATTTAAGCCACTCGCCAGACTGATCATTAAAAGACTCGGCAGCAATGTTAGCCGCACGCGGAGCAATCATTTTCCCTGTCAACATGCGATTAGACCATGCCGCACGCATCGATTTACCGCGATTCAATTGATCCTGTAGCGGACGCAAATGAGTAATAATGGCCTCAGCGTTAAATTTCCCGCCGATAACTACATCATCAAACTTTGCAAGTGGAATCTCATCAATAGGAAGAACATCATCTTTCAGTAAAATACCATTTGCCTGAATTACATGGCGGCCATAAGGATGTTGCTTACTTGGCTTTTCATAATACGAGATTTCAATCGCAGAATTCTTTAATTGCTGACTACTAGATGCAGTAGATCCGCTCACTGTGTTCATTGAGTTAACTCTAGATTCATACTGCAAAGACGTTAGCCAGCAATCCTCTTCCTTAACCAAATCGCCGTTATCATACTGAGATTTAAAATAAGACAATGGCTTAATCTTAGCGTGAATTAAATATTGTAATTCATCCCAAGACTTAGCTAGAGGATCGGGAAATATCTCAAAGAAAGAGCAAACATCAACTCGGATGTCGCCCTCGCTCACAGTTTCATATATGCGAGTTATATTCCCGCTTTCATCCTCTTTATCAACTGGCATAACTTTCTTAGCGCCAAGGGTAGGATCCCAAGACACCTTAAAGTATGCCGAACCACATTGCTGTAGCCACATAGTAAGAGGAATTCTTTTTCTATTAATGTAAAGCTGATCCCAGAGCTGCTCTAAAATCTGAATTGATAATCTAGCCGCATCCTTATCCTCTTCGTCAGGACTCTTTGGCTTAACATCCCAACGTGGAGGAGATTTAACTAGTCTTGCAAGACGATTTTGGATAGTAGGCAAAATCCTGTTCACGTGAACGCGGTTCTTGCGCATTAAATAATTAGGACTAGCTAATGGCTTAAACTGCCGCGCAGTTGAGTCAAAATAAACTGAATCAAACCCGCATAGATATGCAATGTTTGTTAGATTTATGCCCTCTTGAGCTATTCTAGCCCCAGATTGACGACAATCCTCTAGCTTGCCTCTTACATAAGCAACTAGAGCTTTATCCTCAGGCGATTGCTCATCTGCATTCCCTGGCTTTATTGGCTTACCATCTACATGCGCAAAAAGCCGTTCCCTGGCTCTATCAAATATGCCCAAGAAAACACCCGTTCGTTACCCGATCAAACTACGCCCATTAGAGAATTAATATCTCGCGCTTGTCTTTCGGCATCGAAGTCTATTTCTTCAGACACTGGATGCTTTGGGACGTTGGGTACTTTAAGCGCCTCTGCTTGATTATACTCATAATAATTACGGCTCATTAATCTATTATTTAAACCGTAACATACTTTCATCCAGTAAATACTCTGGACGACGTTAAGTAAAATTAAAAAACCAATTACAAGCTCAATCACCGACTAATTCCTCTTAGTTTTTCACTAATATTCTGCTTATCGGTCTCTATATGCCCACTGATTCGGCCCGGAATAAATACTTTAATATCCTTAAATATGAAATATCCAACATCATCTGGATATACCGTTCTGGTGTAATATTTAATTATTTCCTCAGTAGCCTCAATTGAATCAGCACCAACAGTTTTAGCGGCAAAAACCTGTTGCTCAAGCTCGTTTAACGTCTTGGCCGGAGTATATCCGTCCATATGATCGCCAAGAAAATTGCTATCGTTAACTTCTTTTTCAAGGGGGGGCGCTGTATCTCTTGGCAATACGCTTTCAACGTGCATCGCTTGCAGTTGACGTTCAAATTCCAAATCCTCTGGAGTTATTGCAGATTGAGCTATTTCCAATTTATCCTCGCTCTTTTTACCGAAGAACTTTTCATCAATTTTAGTAAAGTCTGGCTTGGGTTCCTCAAAAGTAGGAGCTGCGAAAACCTCAGTTATTGGCTCTGCATCATTTAAATTAAACCTTGGATCGCCCTTTTCGTCTAGAGGCAAAACGCTAGCTTTCTTCGGTCTCCCTGGACTTCGCTTCAACGAGCCGTCGGATGTAGTGTTTTTCGTAGTCTTTGTGGTTTGCTGAGACATTCGAGTTATCCTTTTTTATAGGTTCTGGTGGGTAAGCTAATTCCTCAAGGCTAGACAATGCATCCAGAATGTCAACAAATGTTCCACGTGGAAACTTAGCATACTCATCCTCAAATTCAGTAAGACCAGGCTTAATTAATATCCTTTGCCACTCAAATCTAGGGACTAAAGACCTGATCCTTAGCATTTTAGACTGATCCGGACTGCGTCTGACGCCATGGACTGGAATAGTTATTTTGCGCTTTTTCATTTCACTTTCCAGAAAGTGCATAAGAGCTTCTTGATACGCGACAACTTCAATCCCAATCGCCTGTGGCCTGTAGTGCTCTTGAACTTCAAAGATTAATTGAATCGTCTGAGTTGCAGTAATTCTTAATCTTTTTGCTACTTTAAGATACCAGGTATTGTCTTCAGAAACATCGATTACAGCCAGCGCAGTGTAGCAAGCATTATCTTGAACTGATATCGCAGGATCAATAAAAGCAAATGTCGTCTTGTTTTTAGGTAAAGTTTCGTAATATTTGATCCACTCTCTTTTGAAGTCCTGATCGTCAGCTGGAATAATCTCATTCTGATATTGGTGAGCAAAAATGTAAGATCCCTGTAATATTCTTTGTCCATCCAAATATTCCTTAGTTAGCCTGCTTTCAAATAGTAAAGAGCCATTATCTCTAATGGCCTTATCATAAACAACATGCCAATCAATTCCATGTACTGTTTTTTTAAACTTCATTTATAAATGATCAGTCAATTCTAGTTTTTTAAGCATTAAATCGAGCAATTCGTTTATTTCCTCAATGCTTCTATTTCTCTTCTCGCCCTTTTGCTTAATTTCGTCGACAAGGGCTCCCATCATTTCTTTTGATATTTTCTTAACAATAACAGTAGCTTGCTTCTTTTCGTTTTCCTCTTCAGTTCTATCAATAACCACATAGGAAAATTCAGGCTTCCATGCCGGAGATAATTGCTCTCTAGCTAGCCAGTCTAGCCCTTCCTGAACTTTGGGAAAGGTAATGCTAAATTGATCCCCATTGCCTTTGTCGATCTCGATAGTAACCATGTCGCTCACCTTGAATTTATTAATTAATAATATTCGTAAACAATAACAACGCCAGTTGCGCCAATGGCCCCGGCTCTATCTGTTGCGTTGTTTACCGTGTTAGCCCCAGCCGCTCCGCCTCCATAGGCAAATCCAGCGATACCAGCCTGGTTATTTCCGCTCGACACGTATGCACCGCCGCCATAAAATGCGCTCCCCCCACCGCTTCCTGGGCGCGTATCAGTGCCAGCAACGTGATAGCCCTCTTGTCCTGAGTTTCCATATGCATTTATATCCCCTGAGCTGCCTGCTCCACCAGTGCCGCCAGCCGCGCGATTGTATGATGTCCCAGCCACCATTCCTTCTCCACCGCCGCCTCCAGTGGCCGAACAATGAGCCCCAAAAGACGATGTCCCGCCAGTCCCGCCAGATCCACTAACTACAGCTCCGGCCGTGCCTCCAGCCCCTACAGTAACGGTTTCCGTTGCGCCGAGTGATGCCGCAGCAATAAGCTTCATCGATCCGCCGCCTCCACCACCTCCTGCACCTGCCGCCGCTTGCGACAACGTACCTTCAGCCGCGCCCGATCCACCGCCGCCGCCAACTACTATGACTTGCGCCTTGGTTAATCCGGCTGGCTTATTCCAGGTGCCATTGCCAGTAAAAACTTGAACTGTAGGCGGATTTGTTGTTCCGCCAGATTGAAATCCAAAAGGGCTTCCCATTTATTGATCCTCCCTCGTATTTATCGAACCAGTGACATAAGACGGCGTTCCAGTTACAGCCTTGGCCGCTAAAGTTACCCATTCGCCAGGCTGTAGCGTGAATTCTTCGGCGCCACTCCCGTTAAAATGATGATCAATCTCTCCTGTATCGCCTAAGTGCCCAGACCAGAGAATTTGATCGTTAGTTGAAACTGTAACTGTAGTTGCTGAACTGTCGTATAGCGAGCATGAGTTCGTCGCATAAGCAGAGAAGCTAGGGTTTCCAACTAGCGCGCCCCCTCTGATTAAATAAAAGATACAAGGCGATGTATGCTTAAGCGCGCCACTAACTGAAATAATATTAATTACTGACTGATTAGATCTGCCAGAATAATAGCGCGAATTCATTATCGTAAAAAGAGCTTGATAGTTAGTATCGCCAACCGTAGTTAGTTGCCTGAAGTAACTAAATCTGCCTCCATGCAAATACTTTTGCCCCTCAATAAACCCAGCAAATGATCCGCACTTAATCGTCAAATCAGTCGTAGATCCTGCGCTATATGCCGCCATTGTAAAAGGAAAGCTTGGATTCCCAAACGACGTGGCTGTTAGCGTATTTGGA